GGTAAGGGCATAATATCGACCTACAGTAGGCATAAGATTATCAATTGTCTGTAAGGGTTGGGCTCCAGCTAAGTAATCATCAATTGTAACTCTACCCCCATAGATATGCAGTCGGCCTTTCATGCCCATTTCTTCGATTAGTTTATGCGTCAAGGTACTGCCACCTCCCATATACTACATTGCCGCCAGATGTCATGTACTGGAACGGAGGATTAGCATTGTAATTACTTAGTGCATCCGTAACCAGATCAATGTCAGTCTCCGTAAGATTTTGTAGGAGGCTCACAAATTCATTGTCTCTGATAGCAAAATCCCTACTCCGAATTACTAAGCTCCGGAAAAACTCCACCCATCCTCCAACTACTTCACCGTCGATCGCTTTGACGTTATAGACCATCAAGCCGGGACCGTCTGCCCTGGCCGTAACAGATTCAATTAGAAAGTCTCCTACGGCTCCCCGGGCTGGCACATTTACGGTCTGTACCATACCTGCCCGGAGTCCGTGTTCATGGGTCTGATAGGTCAGGATATTACTGATACTGCCATATTTTCTTAATAGCCCAGCAATATACTGATCAGCAGTGTCAACATCATCAATAGTAGCCTTATCCTCATAATGCTCATGCCTGCCACTACCACCTTCGATGAGTTTTCGGGCGGTTATTTCGGCTTGTTTTTCCTTTACAAATACCCGGTTATATAAACCGGTATATATGAACTCTAGCACCGTGCCAGCAGGCAATTCTGTTTCGGATGAGTCCTGAGATACTTGAGGACTTTGCCTGGAAAAGTACCATTTCTTTGTACCCGATTGATCGAGGCCATTCACCCCAATATCGTCAACATTAACCTCCAGAGAATTAATAAATATACGCGGCTTCTTAGCCAAAGGAAAGCGGACCGTGAATGTTCGACTGCTACCGTCAGGCTTGGGGGTCGGGGTTTCTGTTTGCTCCGTAGTCTCTAGCCAGCCCGGGCGAAATATCTGGACATTTCTGTATTTTTCCATATTACGTTCTAGGTTTAAATTTTTGTAATTGTGTGATGTAGCTGTTAATGAAAAAGGAGCCGTAAAGGCCCCGGGAGGAAAATAGTTTAAAACCTTATAATAGTCAACATTCCATGTGATCCCTGTCAACGTCTCAATGTCATTCATGGCCTGCGTAGCCGGCACCCAGTCAAAAACACTGCGGGACGTAGTGGGCCCTTCTTCTATCAGCCCTAAAGTGATCCCTTCAGTGGCTAACTTCATGCCGTGGATAGCTCTGACCATATCCCCAGCTGGACTTGCATCAAAAGCCGCGGCTAACAAAACTCGATCCAAAATAGCGTTATAATCAGCACACGATACGCTATAATAAGTTACCCCTGATTTCGCACTAGCCTGGAAACGCTTAACTTCACCAGCAAATATACGGTTTATACCATCCTCTATTATAACTTCCTGTCCTTCTTGAAGCGCGATCATGCCAGTGGTGTCAAATAATTCAAAGCTGCAAGTACTTTTGCCTGGAATCTTATCAGATATATTCAGGCTTTTGCCCATGAGGTTTAAAGTGCGGTCAATCCCAGCTATTGTTATAGTCCGTGGCCTCTTGTCCATTTACACTACGCCCCCTTCTACTCCCATTCGGGCAAATATTCTATCCATGAGCCGGTCTACTCCGTAATCATCCATAATAAAAGCGCCCTCGAAAGCTCCCCTCTCGAAGGTGATCCCACCGGTCTTATCTAATGGTCGGACCTGAGCGCCTGCGTTAAGGTTCAGCATTTCAGGGCCTTGATCGCCAACAACTGTCCAGCCTCTCCGCGTTATGTTGCCGCCTTCTGCCAAATAGGGGACGTTATCAATATTAATACCGTAAGACTTGCCCCCAAATTCCGGGACCCATTCGGGAATTTCAACTTGTATAGTATTCAGAGCGTTTATGATGCCATTTACGAGCCTTATTATTCCATTGGCGTACCCTCTGACGCCCCCGACAATGCCACTCCAAATTTCAAGGAAGCCAGTTTTGAATGTTCCAAATTTAGTGGTCATCCAAGTAACGATCTCATTAGATACTGTCATTAGGGCTGTTTTTATCTCGTTGTACCTAGTTGTTACGCCTGCCCATAGTTCATTCCATGCTGTAGATACTTGGGTTTTAAGGTCGAGCCAGGCCGTTATGAGCGCTTGAGTTCCTTCAGTCCAGCCTGTTTTAAGATTGTTCCACATTAGTGTGGCAAAAGCCGATATCTCATCCCAGTTTTTATACAGAGCAACACCAATAGCTATCAGAGCCGCAATTATCGCAATTGCTATGCCTATCGGCCCGGTTAATATAGCCAGCGCTCCTCCTGCGGCAGCTATTGCCACAGATGCGGACGTAAAGACTCCTGCAATAGTGCTAACTGAACCAATAAGAGTGCCAACAACTATTAATACCGGGCCTATAGCGGCAGCCAATCCGACTATTATTAACACAACTTTTTGAGTGCTTGCATCCAAGGTATTAAACCAGCCTACAAGTTGAGTGATTTTACTAATAATCGGTGTCAGAATTGGTTCAAGTGTAGCGCCCAGCTGGGCCATAGATTGCTGCATACGGAAATTAGCTTCCTCAGCTTTAACTAACTCCTCATTGTTTTTACGATATTCTTCGTATACTGCAGGCAGGCCAGCTTTAGCAAGAGTTTCCAGAACATATTCCTGCTGGGTGCCGCTTTCAATTGCCTTTTTTAATCCAGCATCGAAATTATCAACACCTATTCCTGCACGATCAATTAATTCTGCAAAGGGGCCTATGGCTTTACCAGTAGCTAAAGTCTCTTGGAGACCATCAGCCATCCCTTCAAACTTCATCGTATCCTTAAACTTAATAGAGGCTCCGGCCATAGCATCAACTAAAGCAGTTAGTTTTTCATCTTTAAAGCCTGTAGCCAACATATTTGACAATCCTTCTACGTTGGAATCAGTTTCGCCGGTGACAGCATACATTTTTACCATAGCTTCATCGAGCACACCCATGCTTTGCCCTGCTATAGATGCGTTAGTAGTTAGCGTTGCTAAATCACCGCGCAATTCCTTAGTTCCCTGCGTAATCGCAACAAAGCCGCCCACTATTGGAGCCGTAACTGCTGCTGACATTATCCCACCGACCGCTTTTAACTTACCGCCCATGACATCAAAGGTGTTAGTAAGGCCTTTACCTTTTTTATCGGTATCGTCTATTTGTTTATTAGCTTTTTCATTCTCGATAAACACTGAGCCAAACAGTTTAAATATCTCCAAGATCTCACCTCCCCCTGTTAGCCTCCGCTAGGGCTGTCATTTCTGCTAAAATATCTGACTTTGATTTCTGACTGTATTTTTGTTGCGGATTGAACAACCTTTTTTTGAAGTCCTCAAATTTAATAAAACTTAATGTCCCAATATTCATGCTGGGATATAAAGCCGTCCAGAGTTCCCATGCTTTCTGTTCTCTTTCCTGGTCAATTGCATGCGTTAAAAAACCTGCCATTGCTGATATTGGCAGGTTGATAATTGCTTGTAAATCGTATGTTTTGGACAGTAATTCTACTATCCGCGGCCCTTTTATTTGACCGCAGATTTTAAAAAATTTACTACGTCCGGGCTATCAAATAACTCCCCAATAAAATTAATTAAATCAACATTGGGGGCCTCTTCGATTGAACAACCCTTCACCTCCGCAACTAAGTTATATATCTCTTTTTCAGCCTTATGAGCTTTTGATATTACCTTTACCACCAGTTCAGCTCCGACTTCTGCTCTGGAGCCATCTGGATTATCTATTTTAAGATCCATCTTATCGATTATCGCAGATAATTTAATTCCGGTTCCTATATTCAACATTGCGATTCCTCCTATTATTCCTCCACTTATTTTTATGGACTGGAGAGGGGCTGGAGGAATAACCCCCCTCCATATAAAGGTCCTATTATGCTGTGGTAAAGTTGACTACTACCGGGGTCATTTTGTTTCCTGCGGTATCTCTGACATTGGAGATCAACCAAATATAAGGAGTATTAGCACCCAGGGGAGCTGCTGGATCAAACGTCGCTACCTTAGTGGCCGCGGCATAGGACAGAGCCCCAGCAACTATTGAACCATCAGCGGCTTTCATCAAGACAAGGTTATCGCTGTTAATATCGGCTGCCTTGATATCCTCATTAAAGGTTGCTGTCAGATTAGCACCTACAACAACGGCCACTGCTGCATCAGCAGGAACAGTAACCACAGTAGGTCCTGTCACATCGCCGCCTATACTTGCCACATCCTCAATCTTATATAGATCCACAGTATCATCTGTAGGATCCCAATGAGCTGATATTTCCAGGGCGATCTCTCCCTCAGACTTAGGGGCCGCTGACAGAGAAAAGTCTTTTTCGTTCATGGCATTGTAAAGGGTTATTCTCTTGTATCCCCCGGCTACTACTTTGGCGAACATAGTCACATTAGTTAGATAGTCAGCATCTGGTACCACCCCTATAGCTCCAACTTCACAAGTTAATGCTCCAGCTGCAAGGGTAGCAAAGGGCATGGCCATGGCCAGGGTGTCGATAGTGGTGTCCAGGATCGTCACGGAAAGCATAGCATTAATATCGTCAATCACTTGCATACCCTTTGACTTGCCTTTCATTCCGTCATATTCGATATCCCTGCGGCTGGCTTTAACGTCGAAGGTGCCGCCTCCTCTGGTTGGGCCCAGAAGGGCTTCCCCAGCTACGCCAAAATTAACGTAAACAATACCATAGTCTATCTGAATATTTTCAATCTGTGCTTGAGTAAGTGGCATATTATTCACTCTCCTTTATAAATTTTGACTAAATAGATATACTTCCGCCGCTTTATCAGCGGATTATCGTCAACCAGTGGCAGCTTCCTATCCAAGAAAAATACCGCCCTTATATTCTCGGCGGTTAATACGGTTTTGTTTAGGCTATTTATAGTTGTCATAAGGGTTTCAAGGACGGTTGTATTGCCGTCTGACGGAAGGTCCCATCCATCTACCTCAGCAAGTACCTGTTCTTGATACTCCCCATCATCAGATATATCAGGAAGATCAAAGACCACATAAGGATATATGGCATCTTCAGGAGCTGCCTGGAAATACACTCTTGCATGTTTGGATATAAGAAATGCCTGTAAGGCCGTCCGAATCTTAATCATCCGATATTTCCTCCTCTGGATTAATCAGACCCTTGGCCCGATTTTCATCTTCAATAGCCTTTAGGTACTTGGCCTGTACGGCAATAATATCATTGAGATTAGCCATAATGGTAGATTTCAGGAATGACCGGGCCGCCATTTTTTTCGTTCCAAATTCAACAAGGTGAGCATGATAAGCATAAATATATTTCTTTCGCCTAGCCCTGTCGCGGGTATATACACCTATTTGCAGGGAACCGTCTTTTCTCTTTACCCATGTTCCTACATTTTTTTTAAGTACCCCTTGATCAACTGGGACAGCGGCCTTTACTTTTTTTCGCAATATCTTTGCAATTTCTTTAAGACCGGCCCTCTCAAGTTCAGTCATAACATATTTAACTTCTTTGGCTTTAGATTCGTATTTGAATGCCAATTAAACCACCCCGTTTACTATTCCCTGGCAGGTTAATTCAATCCGATCCAGCCCCTTCTTGTAAGTGCGAATGATGCTATAGGACTTGCTGTTATACTCAATTTCGATTTCCCCTAAGTATTCTTCGGCCATAATCTCAAACTTCAGTTCTGGCCTTAGCCCAGTGGCCGCGGCTTGATAAAATTCAGCCTGGCCGATTGACAATTGATCCGCATAAACTAAACGCTTTGTCGGTGTTTCTATGGTATCCCCCAGGGCATTTATGATTCTTGTATTAGTAACCAGGTAAAGTGTATCGTTCGAAAGCATTAATCATCACCCCTATATTGCCACTAGGCTAATAGCAACACCGACCGCAGCGGCCACAACATCGACTAGATTGTCCTCATCATCGTCGGAAATATAATCATCCGCAGCAACTTTATAAGTGTACCCGTTACCTGCCAGAGCATAAAACACAGCGGTACCTGCCGCCCCGGTATTCTTTGTCTCACCGTTAAAAGTAACCTCGGCCCCTTGGATAGCCGCGGCCGTAACTGAATCTTTAACTGTAAAGGTGATAGTAAAAAAAGCGTACTCAGTTGATAGAGTAAGATGGTTTTTCAGCATCTCATAAGATTTTTGTAAGCGCTCAGCATCCGGGTTATTCCATCCAAAATTCGCTTTTACATAGGCGGTAATGGCCCGCTTTATCAGAGTATTAGTATCTACCGCCTTTTCGGCCGTTACCCCGGACAGTTTCAAATCAGCAGTGGCGGCCGCAATTAGATCAGAGACCTCAGTGTTATAAGCTGTGTTGGCCGCGCTTATTCTTAGTGCTGCCTTTACATCATCAAGTAATGCCAATCATCCTCCCCTCCTTTCAGGGTAATAAAAAACCACCCCGAAGGAGTGGTAAGCGCTTGGTAATTTAGAAGTATCTCGCGTGTATCTCTTTTCGCCTGGGCCCACTTAAATGGGCATATATCATAGTCGTTTCAATCTTGCTGTGACCTAGCAATGTCTGTATACCTTCCATTGGCGCCCCGCTATTCAGTAAGTGTGTGGCGAAACTGTGTCTTAATTTATGTGGATAGACGTTAACTTCTACCTCGCTATTCTTGGCAATTCGATTTATTGTATATTGGAGAGCGGCTATGCTCATTCTGTGCGGTTTCCTCAGGGTTACGAATAGAGCCATGTCGTTGTCTTTCCTGGCCTTCAAATATTTCTTGAGCCAGACCGCGGCCTTGATCGAAAAATAGACTTCCCTTTCCTTATCCCCTTTGCCCAGGACGATGCAAGACCGGTTATCCCAGTCCAAGGCATTGCGATTCAGACGATGGACCTCTCCGATCCGACAGCCCGACGAATACATAAATTCCACCAGCGCATGTTCAAATGGAGTCCGGCACCCTTCCTGGAGTGCGACAGTATCTTCCTCACTCAGCGCTTTAGGTACCCTCTGGCCTAACCTTGGTTCCTTGAGTTTACGCGCTGGGTTAGCGTCGGCATAACCTTCTTCAGATGCCCATCGAAAAAAGGCCCTGATGGACCTGATCCTCATACCCAAGCTGGACGGTTTTAGATGGCCGCCTTTTTCAATCAGGTATGTTTTGAGTGCTGGCAAATTGATTTCATTGAGGTCAATGTCGCCAAAATGTCTAACCATTAAATTATGTTGGACTCGGTACCCTTTAAGCGTAGTTGGACTAAATCCCTCGATTTGTTTGTCGGCAGCATAGAGCTGCCATGCTTCTGTAAGTAGCATGATATGATACCTCCTGCAAAGTATTTTTGATCCTGCAGTAATGTATAGAGCAGGCTGCACCTGCAGGGATGCTTTTCGATAGGTTAATTACTCCTATCTAGCCTGCTTATACATTACCATATCATGCTAATTCAGTTCAAGTCAATCTTCGGTTATCGCTATTCCGATAGTTGATTAGTAAAGAAACCATCAA